ATATAAAGGTATATATAGCTGTAAATCTGTAATTCTGAGAGAAGGATGATTTTCAAAAGCAGATATACACGTTTCTAATTCTTCTTGGGTATATTTATGATATCCTAGGAGTGTCATTCAATATTGAGATATGATAAGAAGATGTAATTAGAGTTTAAACTCATTCGAGTATTCAATCGCGTTTTAAAATAGTAGTTTATATAGAAAAGATATACAATGAATTTACAATTGCGTAAATTCGACATGCGGCAAATTACCTTTAAACCGAATGAAAATAAAGGACCCGTAATTGTTTTAATTGGACGACGTGATACAGGAAAATCTTTTTTAGTACGTGATTTGCTTTATTATCACCAAGATATTCCAATCGGAACGGTAATTTCTGGAACAGAAGCAGGGAACGGTTTTTACAGCACGCATGTACCAAAATTATTCATACACGAAGAATATCAATCAAGTATTGTTGAAAATGTGCTCAAACGTCAAAAAATGGCACTCAAACAAATGAAGCGCGAGACCCAAACCTATGGAAAAACCAATATTGACCCCCGCGTTTTTATTATTTTAGACGATTGTTTATACGATAATACATGGGCAAAAGACAAAATGATGCGTCTTTTATTTATGAATGGTCGGCATTGGAAAATTATGCTGATTATTACGATGCAATATCCACTCGGTGTACCACCTAATTTACGAACGAATATTGACTATGTATTCATTCTTCGAGAGCCCTATATTGCGAATCGTAAGCGTATTTATGAAAACTTTGCGGGAATGTTTCCGACATTCGAGTCATTCTGTCAGGTAATGGATCAATGTACTGAGAATTATGAATGTTTGGTTATCGATAATAATTCTAAATCAAATCAATTGCAAGACCAAATCTTTTGGTATAAAGCAGAGGGTCATGGACCTTTTAGACTCGGTGCGAAAGAATTATGGGAAGCGAGTAAAGACCTGGAGAGTGATGACGACGAGGAAATGGATTTCGACCCAATGGCAATGCGCGCTAAATCAAAAGGTCCCAAGATTAACGTGAAAAAAACTCGTGGTGGTTGGTAAATGTATGGTTTAGTTTTATTAGCATATTCTAAATAGTCTGTATTTTTTCGAATACTGCTGACTGAAGCGTTTTTGCCAATTCTTGTTTATGACGTTGACGTTCCTGTTCAAGAGACGTACAAGAGTGTTCTTCTGGATGACGATGAACTACGCAGAAACGAACTCCACACCGACATTCGACATCTGTTATTTTTAGTTTCTTTTTACATTCTTCTTTGGCACAACGAGACTTCATTATAAATGATAGTTGAATATTATATCGAATATCATTTCAATTTTCCGTGTGGTAAGACCCAATAATTATTTTGGTACTGCATTCGTACCCGAAATATCTGTACCGAATTTCTCTTCTAGTTCTTTCTTGTATACTGTATCTTTTTCTTTGGTGCGTATTTCATCACCTTCGAATAATTCACGGCGGATATCCGCACCGGAAACAACGGTATTTTCGTTCTGTTCGATAGATGCTTCAACAGTACTTCCTCCATGAATACCAACAAGTTCTCCTTGTTCATTAATATTTTGTGTAAGTTTATTACCTGTCTCTTTTGCTTTGCGAATATTATCTTCAATTGCTTTCTGTTTGCTTTCTCGAACACGTTGGTCGAATTCTTCTTTGGCTTTTTGTTCGTTCTTCTTCTTCTCAACCATTAATTGGTTAAGTTCTTCTTCCAAATGATCTACTTGGCCGGTCTTGTATGCATCCGGCTCCCAAGGCATCCATACACCTACTTGTCCTACATAAATGTCGTGGTTGGGGTCTTTTTCGCGCAAAAGCTTGGCGCGAAGTTGTGCTTCTTGTACGGTTCCATATGAACCACGAATTTTAATTCCACGTGTTGAGGTCTGGAATTGATGAGTTTCATCGAATTCTTCTTGAAGTGAATTCTCATTTTGTTCAAGGAATGTTGTATAGTCTTCGGATACCTTGGAAGATTCCTGTAAAATACGAGATTTTTCATTCTTAAGATAGTCTTGGAAATCTTCCATAACAACATCAAACTTGAGATTGTGCTTGAATGAAATAAAATTCAAGAAATCAGTCATGGTCTTTACAGATTTTTCGAAATCCCAGTTTTGAATGAACTTACGGAAAAAGAATTCTTCGCGTTTTTCAATGATTTTGTCAGGAGAAACAAATGATACGCAACAATATTTCTGACCGCCTACTCCCGGATCTTCGTCTAGCAAATCAACGTATTTTGGATTGCTTTTTCCATTAGGAAGGTTTTTAGGAGTTGCCATTATCAAGACTAGAGAGATGTTTTTATATGGTTAAACGCATATTTATTCAAAATATTATTTGTATTATATATAACAAATGAACGGACTTATGCAAATGGTTGACGTCGATGAACTTGTACGACGCGCGATAAAATATATTGTCGAAGGTTTTATGGTTGCGATCGCGGCTTATGCCATTCCTAAACGTTCCCTCAATATGGAAGAAGTCCTTTTGATTGCGCTCACTGCCGCGGCTACATTCTCTATCCTTGATACTTATCTCCCTTCGATGGGTGCTTCAGCACGCCAGGGAACAGGTTTAGGCATTGGTCTCCGTCTTGGTGGCTTTGCCATGTAATCGACATTATAAGTTGCATTATAAACATAATTCATTTCATACGATATGACATGAATTATAAAACTCTTCATACAACAAGTGCATAGTAATACATTATAATTGATATACTCGAGAGAAGCGAGAGACCAAATACGAATTTCTCTCCATGAGGAATTGTAAGAATTCCTTTACTCAATGACGGAGTTCCCATTGAACGGAAGTTCATTCCAAAGAATCCCGCAATAAAACCAAGCGGTAAAAATACTAGATTTACAAGAGTAAGATAATTGCGCTTATTGGATTGTATATTTTTCAGTTGAAACTTTACAATATTTTCTAATTCATTAAGTTGTTGAATCGCGCCATTGTTCTCTAATTCTTTCAACTTTTCTTTGAATATTTGCCGCATTATCTGCTGTAATTCTTGTTCTTTCATATTCTGATGTTGTTCGAGGATTTCAAGTTTTCTTCGCAAAATAGATTCTCGTGGGTCCATTTATTATACAGTTGAGATAAATTCCCAGTCCAATTCCTCGCATATTTTGCGCCATATTTCGTCTTGTTCAATTCGTTTCACTCGATCTTTAAGCATAGGAAAGTGTGGTAAGAATTGAGTTTCTCCAAGAAGTTCACACATTTTGTATAAAACGTAGTAATAATTGAGGAAATTAACGCGACCGTCTGGACAATGTTTTGTATAGGGACGTTGTATATCATAAAATAACCCACATAATCGTTCTTCTAATTCTGGCGACATTACAGGTGGTTTTATTCCGAGTTTATCTTTAATGAAAGGAATATGTTCATAATATTTGTTATATCCTAGATTTTTCAATATATCTTTTGTTTTGTTGTTTGTAAGTTGTTCAAGTGTAATTCTTTCTTTGCGTATCTGTTGTTGAATATTCTCAATAACTTCGTCAGGAATATGAGTTGTTTCTTTGGCCTGAAATTGAGCGAGAATTTCGCGGAAATGATTAATTCTTTTATAAGCATAGAAACTAACTTCTTTGGGAGGTTCTTTATAGGTAGGTTTATCAAATTCTACGAGATAGAGTTGCTGCTTGAAACATTTTTTACATATTGCACGTCCTGCCTGTTCTTCCTGTACGAGTTCGCCTCCACAATCACAATATTGTGTTGTTTCTTCTTTATAATCATCTAAATCTACGGTCATTTCGTCAATATTAGTCATGTATTCTTTGATATAGTTTCTGTCAGATTTTTGTTCGGGTTCTTTTGGTTTTACTTTAAAGAATGAATAAAGAACTTTTACTTGATTATTTCCTTGACTGAACTGTTTTTTACTGTCGTAATAATCAAATATATGTTTTGCATTGTCTAGATAGTAACGTGTCTTTTTTTCGGTTAGGTCTTTAATTTCTTTTTTTGACTTTTGTATTTCATCATACAACTCCATTTGTTCATCAATTGTGCGTTTTCCTTTTTGTTTTAGTTCTTTAATTTTTGATTGATTTCGATTGATTGATTCCTGTAATTCAGGAATACGCTGCTGCTCAATCCATTCAAATTCAGTTAAATATTCTTGGTGTTTGGAATCTAGGGTTTTTAAAATAGAACTCATACAAAAATATTTTTGAATTGTTTATATCATATAGCATTATGATTAGTATTAGTTTATTTATAATACAAAAAAATATCATTATTTTTCAATGAATGATTGTCCAACGAATTATATTGAGAGAATTAATCCAAATGAAATAAATCTTGTGAAACTACATCGTCTAGCAATGATACAAAACGCACTCGATAATGGTTGGAAGATTGAAAAAAAGAATACATCATATATATTCTCAAAACCACATCATGAACAAAGAGAAATCTACGAAGAAAGTTATTTGAATGATTTTTTAATTGACGCACTTTCTTTATCGGTTTTACAAAATTAGTTTCGCGTTGTGTTTCGCTGAAATTATTTTCTCAACACATATCATACAATCAATACTTACGAAAAATGGCCGGCGGTTTAATGCAACTCGTCGCCTATGGCGCTCAAGACGTCTACCTGACGCACAATGCTCAAATTACGTTCTGGAAGGTAACTTACCGTCGCCACACTAACTTTGCGATGGAATCCATTGAACAGACGTTCAACGGTCAAGCCGACTTTGGTCGTCGCGTTCAGTGCACCATCTCCCGCAACGGTGATCTTGCCTACCGTACGTATCTCCAAGTAACTCTTCCCGAAGTTGGTACAAGCGACGCTGAATATGCTCGTTGGCTTGATTTCCCTGGTGAGCAACTTATTCACCAAGTCGAAGTTGAGATCGGTGGTCAACGTATCGACCGTCAATACGGTGACTGGATGCACATCTGGAATCAACTCACCATGACTTCTGAACAAGAAGCGGGTTACCACAAGATGGTTGGTCAAACCACTGAGCTCACTTATCTTACCGACCCGTCATACTCTGATGTTGACGGTCCTTGTGATACTGGTGCGCCTCGTCAAGTGTGTGCTCCGCGTAATGCCCTCCCGGAACGTACTCTTTACGTGCCTCTTCAATTCTGGTTCTGCCGCAACCCTGGTTTAGCTCTTCCGCTTATTGCTCTTCAATATCACGAAGTCAAGATTAACCTCGACCTTCGCCCTCTTGATGAGTGCTTATGGGCTGTATCTGCTCTTAATGGTAGCAGTGGAAACAGAAAATCGACTAATGGTGCTTACAACAAATCACTCGTTGCTGCGTCTCTTTACGTCGACTATGTATTCCTTGACACCACGGAACGCCGCCGTATGGCCCAGCAACCCCACGAATACCTTATTGAACAACTTCAATTCACTGGTTCTGAATCCATCGGTTCTTCGTCTAACAAGATTAAACTCAACTTTAATCACCCGTGCAAAGAACTTGTATGGACTGTCCAAAAAGACCAACTTGTTAACTACTGTGATTCATTCGAAGCTGGTGAACTCATGTTCAAAGCTCTCGGTTGCCAACCATTCAACTACACTGATGCCGTAGATGCTCTTCCTCCTGCTCTTGCTGCTTTC